GTGTAAACCCACATCTCCTGTTGGGTAAGTCTCTTCTATTTGAATCCATAATTTCCTTTCTGATCATTAACTTGGTTTGTGCCGCCATCAAAATCGAGTGTAGTAATACCCGTCTGACCACCTCTTGCCTTGGCTACAACAACATCGACTTCACCTTTGTGTTGTTCTTGTCTGTATAAGAAGATAATATTGTGTGCCACTCTTTCAAGAGTACCACTCTCTCCGAGATCACTTGATATAGGTATCTTAGCTGATCTCTTCTCAACCTCTCTGTTAAGCTGGGAGAGAGCGAGCAGTGCTACGTTATTGCGTTGAGCTGTATTCCTAAGACGTTTAACGAAGTCACCCATTGCTTCAGTCAGTGAAATGTGTGATCGTCTGTCATCAAAGGCAAGTTCATGGAGGTGGTCAACTATTATAAACTTATATCCCTCATTAATCCCCCAATTAATTGACCTCATGACATCTACTGTAGTCTCAGATGTGTCGTCAATAGAAAGATTCTTAGACCAAGCTTCATTCTCCTGGCCCAGCATCTCTGCCATACTTGTCCAGTCCTGCTCCTCAAATGTATATCCTTCTATAATTTTATTGAAGTGTACACCTGAAGCATGACTAATAAACTTCTGTGCTATCTCTGTCTTGCTCATCTCAATTGAAATGAACAGGGTTTTAATACCCTTGCGTGCCGCATCAGCAGCCAGGGTTACTGCAAATGTAGTCTTACCCATTGCAGGTCTTGCACCAAGAAGAGAGAGTGATCCATACCTGAACCCATGTATAAAATTATTCAGGCTGGTAAAGGGAGTTTGCACAAACAACTCACTCATACTCACCTCCCCCTTTTCATTACGTCTTGATATTTCTCCGACTTCCTTTTGTGCAATCTCAAAGAAGGGAGAGAAGGGTCTGGCAGAGGATCTCTCTACCTGCTGAACCTTCTCACTAAGGATATCAACTTGTGAACTTGCATCCTCACCGGACTTGATTTTCTCTGCAGTCTTTTGAGCTTCGGCAGCAGTATAAGTTTTTCTGTATACCTTAACTACAATGTCTGAGTAATCCAGAAAGTTCTCTGCCTTTGGCGGGATATCTTTTATCTCATCAAGGCATTGATTAACAACTGCCTCCTCACCGAACTTAGCCAGTAAGGTTTTATCATCCATGATCTCAGCCGACACTGTAACACTGTCAACAGCTACGTCCTTATCATAAAGCTCAAGAGCAGTATTGTATATGATGCCATATCTTTTATTGGCAAACATCTCAGGCTGAACTACCGCCCTTATGTTAGGCAGTAGATCAGGATAAGTGAGACAAATACTAAGTAAGTTACTCTCTGCCCTATTCATAGTGCACCTCCTGTAACAGACTTCCTGCTCGCTAATGTTTTCATCTCGATTGGCTTAGCTTCATACGTACCCTGACATACAGGGTCGAACATATCTCCATGCTTAGCAAGGATACAATATGTATCCATGAAGGATCTCTTTTGAAATGAAAGATCTGTGGCTGAGAGGCTACCCAAGAAGGGTAAACCACCCAGTCTCCTGCATGTCTCTGCAAGAACTGTGTCCTCAAAGCAGATGGGTCTCCCTGGATGTGACTTCAGTGCTTGGAACAACTGGTTCCATGCCATTAACGCATCGTCACTGATGTCATTATACAGTGCCTCATAAAACTCTGCTGGACTAGGCATACCAGACTTTACTCTGGTCTTGATTAGGTTTTGGTATCCAACCCTAAGCTCCTGCTCATTTAACTTAGCAAGAGCCTTCTCCCAGATATGAGAGAGATGGTTGTACTCATCTGTACTAGACTTCTTCCCATAAACTGTCATGAGTTGGGATACCATGCTCTTTATATCTGTTTGTCTGCTCATTTATGTTCTCCATGTTAGTGTTTGTATTCCCATGTGTCATTTTCCTGTATGCATTTATGTACTTACAGTCTGACTGTGATGGGTGTGTGTATACTAGGTTACCAAGATCTCTACACTGCATCATGTAAGCTGTCTTGTTTACCAAGTGTTCCTTCATTTGCTCAGCCAGGAACAGAACAACTTCCTCATACGTCTGCATACTGAAGTTGTGCCCATCTGGTTTGAGTGTGAGTATCTTCTCTGCCCCCTTAACCCACTTACTACGTTGCTGGGGACTGTCTGGTGCATACTTCTCATTATGTATAGCAAGGTTAATCTCTGTAAACTTTGCTATCATAAGGTCAACATCAGGACTCTCCTCCTTAGGTGCAGATTTCTTTGGAGGTTTGATAAAGAATTCAGAGTCAAAATTTATCTGGTATATGCTAGGCAACCTTTGCCCACCATAAAACTCAGGTGTAAAGCTGATGATTAACCCCTTATCTTCCAGGTAATCGACTCTTTTCTGTATCACCCTTGGTGTGAACTGCAACTTGTCTGCTAATTCCTTGATAGAAATTGAAGAACCATTGTCCTCTCCTCCGGGATGATCAAGCAGAAAATACCAAAGAAGAGTTGATGAGACTGGATCTCTAAATAAGAACTTGCTCAAGTCGTGATCAACTGTTAATAAATTATTTATTTTTATCATGTTTCCTTTCTTATAAATTATAAAATTGAGACCCCCTATAAGGTACCCTATATGGTACCCTATAAGGTGGATAGTAATAACTTAAGCAAGCTGATCTCTAGTAATCTTATCTCGAGCAGCAGTTAAAGATGAAACGACAACCTCACGAAGAGACTTAGGGAGATTCTCTTCCCCATGTGCCGCCTTCATCTTCCTATACTCATCACTAATAGCTGTACCCTCTTCGACAGTAGTGATCTTCATAGCCCTAGCATTGAGGCTAATCAATTCATCATTGATAGTCTTGTTAGGTGACTTACCAAGGATTTTATCTATCATCTCCTTGGGTGCATCCTTAGTGAGCAGGTCATCGGGTACTGTAGTAGGTTCTGGTTCTGGTTTTGCAGTGAATTCAACTTTTTTCACCGCACTCAGCTCATCCAGTTCCTTCTCAAGCTCCTTCGCATTCCTTACCTCATTAGCAGAAGCAAGTCCATACTCAGTGATGATTCCCTTAACTCCACAGGCTCTGCCTATAGCAGAAGTTTCACAGTTCTCTACATGTGAAGTCTTATTCACCATAGATTTCTTATCTGCCTGGAATTCACGGGCATGACCATTGGCTCTGACCTTATCATTATCATCCATGATTGTAGCCTTGAAGATAACAACCATGTTCTCCTCACAGTTGTAAATCATTTCAGTAAGGATTGACCATGTAGGGTGTAGCTCCCAGAACAAACGTATCCTTTCGTCTACCTCAACATAGTCCTTCTTACCTATCTTGGTTGTTTTTATACCATTTGTTTTACTCATAATGTTTCCTTTATTAAGGTTGTAAATTAGATTGATAACTTCTATTTAACACGCAACGTATTCCTCTTGTCGATGCTACATATACCAGCTATCCTTTGTATGTCGTCCCCCATACTTGCACGCAAACTGTTAGCAGCCTGCAGCTTAATCTTTTCCAGCTCTTTAATCTGTGAGCTGGCTTGTTTATGTGTCTGTCTCAGGATCTCGTGTTGCTCTGAGGCAGGGATTGATTCTCTTCCTGTATCATACTGTGCTTTCAGGCTTCTTGATGTTGATGGGTGACCATCAGGTTCAGGCATCTCATCGTTCTTATACAGATCAATGAATGCCTTCTCCTTTTCCATCAAGGTTATAATATTGTCTAGTCTTTCTTCCCTAGTAACCTTTAGCATGATCAGTGGTTGATGTATCTGGTGAAGGATTACATAGACTATCCCCTTAAAAAACTTTCCAGGGTTAGGGCATCCTTCAAACTGAGTGAAAGCTAGGTAGTGATCTCCCTGTGACATGTAGGCTGGGGGAACCTGACCACTCTTAGCTTGCTCTATCATTGGATAAGATGAAGTGGTCTTTACTTCAACTATCCATTCATCATCAGTAACTCCATCGAAATTTGCTATAGCCCAAGGCATATCCTCATGCAACAGCAGGAAATTAGGCTTGAAGATATTAGTCTCCAATATTTCTGCTGCTTCATCGAGTACGAATGGTTCCAGTGAGTTACCACGTTGTACACTCAATACATCTGACAGATCAGGGAACTCTTCCAACCCACGCTTTCTCCTCAAGAGAGTGTAGCCTGAGGTGAATGAATTAGTACCATTGATACTGCTTGTCTCACTGCCCCCTACGAAGGGGCCGAGAGAATACTGAGGTCTTATTGTAGGCCAGTGCTCAGTAGCAAAGTCATGTAATATTATGCTCATGTGTCTCCTTTAAAATGGTTTGTCATTGTCTCTGTTATAGATTTTCTCTGCAGTATTTGCATTATCTTTTAAATTATCTGTCACATAATTCTCCAATTGGAATTGATGGTTGTCACAAATGTGAAATCTAAAATATATATTCTGTGGATTAAGTCTATTAATATAAATCTTCCGTTGATCTCTAACAGAACTATTACAGCCCTTGAAATCACAGGTGTATGTTATCATATGTTCTCCTTATATCATTATTTGTGTGAATTTTCCGTACTCAGGTATCCCAGGCCATTCAGATACTTGTTCAAAAGATTGCGTTGACATCCATAACACCGGATAGTCAGGCTCTTCTGGATAGTAATCCTCCATGTCAGTCATCATTATGTAGCAGCTAGGAGTAATCTCTCCTCTCTCCTCTAACTGAACTGCCTTCTTGAACGCACCTTCAAAGTCAGTACCTCCACTTGTTCTCCTGCTGTACTCAGGCATGTCACCTTCATGAACAATCTCTACATGCTCATCAGGTATGTCATCATATCCAGAGAAATGTATTACTGCCACCTTACATAGTGGTACATCTCCTCCTTCAAAGAGTTCACTTATATTAGTGAACACTGCCTGAATTTCATCCTCCCCCATAGAGCCAGACTCATCTATCATAATAACGATATCATCCATAGTCTTACCTCCCTTGGAGGGCATCCAGAACCCGTGATTAAGCCACTTGTTAGAGGGCTTCATCCAATTCTTAACAGTTCTGGATTTTACAGTGAGGTATTCCCTGAGAGCATCCTCCCAGGAAAGAATTTCCTCAGAGTTGAGGGCTATTATCTCCTCCCAATCAAACCCTCCATCACCTGATTGTTTTTCTCCAGCAAACTCTCCATGTATACGTGCTTCTGTATACATATCTTCAAGTTCCTGACCGGAGGATGGGGGTTGGACTTGTGGCTGGTTGTAATCACTTGGCCCTCTTGGTTCCCAATTATCTTGCTCATCAGGTACATAGTCTTCGACCAATCCCATCTTGGATTTAGCAATCTCTTCCTTGAACTGCTTACCAATCATGTCTTCCACCTCTTGGGGCTGGGCTTCCTGCCCATCTCCCTCTTGAGGAGTGGTCTCAGACTTATCTTTAGGTTCTTCCTTAGGCTTTTCCTCAGGCTGTACCTCATTGATTAACATATTATATACAGCTTCAGTACTGAGCTTGCTTCCATCATACCTATCATCGAGAAGGCAATTTGGAGTGCCGTCTTCACGCTTTGGGATCTCACCAACCTGTAACTTCTTAAGCAGACTGTTGATACAGTAATCTCCTGCTATATTCCAGAGCCTTGGGTCTCGACCATTTCTTCTAGTCGAATGACACATCAGGTTATGCATGATCTCATGTGCTATGACAAATACATTATTTAGTATTGACATAGACAACACAGCCTCAGGATTGTACCCGATTACTACTCCATTTGTGTAATAGCAATCACAATCATACGAAACCAGAGGTCGTAGTCTCTCCAACAATATTACACCCAGTGTAGGGTTAGTCCGTAAGAGATGACGTACAGCCTCATCATATTTCTTAGTAGCTTTCCTTTCTTTAAATTTATCTGCAACTTTTTCTTGCAATGGTGTCATGTTACTCCTTAGTTAAAGTGTTTCTGCATATGCATCCAGGTTATTAGCAATATCAGTTGCTGATTTCTCAACAGTTTCTTTTGCATCAGGATCTTTAAGCTGATCCTTACTCCTTAGTCCACCACATGTAACCTCATTCACTACACGATCAGCTAAATCCTTAAGCGTTGCGTCATTAGTGAAGTCAATTGCAGGTAGTGAGTCTGCATATTTATATAGATCATTAAGTGTTGAGTTGTGTATTACTTTATCATTCTTAATAGAGTCGGTAATGTGTGACAGCTTAGTGCTGAGAGCAGAGATTAACTTAACCACTGACTCTTTCTGTACAGCCTCAAGCCTTAGGTCATACTGTTTAACCAACTCTTGTTGTGTAGCAGGATCAAGTGAACACCTAAAGTCAGAACCTTTAGGTATCGGATCTATCTCAACCTCCATTCCTATTGACTCATACACCTCTTGCTTAGAGGGATAGTCGTCAGGATTATAGAGAGAACCCAGATCATTTTGTGCTGCAGTCTTAGCCAAAGGATAAGTTTGTTGTGCAAACTCATGAGCCATGTTATCGAGAGTCGCCTCTCTGTTTTTTCTCCATGTCTCGTATGGTTCCATATGATCTGCACCTCCTGAGAAAATCTTGGTGGACATGATGTCTTTATTCTTAGTCCACCTCATTCCTCCAGTGTACTCGTTGTGTTGCTTACGAGTCTCACGTTGGAAGCTTGCAATATGATCGTAAAGATTCTTT